ACAAAGGTCTTCCTATGGGGGAAGGCCTTAAAACTATCTCACAGGCAATTAATGGAATCCAAAGAGGAAGAATTTACACTGTTGGAGCTGCCCCAAAGGGAGGGAAGTCAACTTTAGTAGATGTAGGTTTTTGTATAGAACCTGCCCTTTATGTGTTAACCCATAATGCCAAAATGAAGGCTTCTATGGAAGCTATTGTTTCTAAACTACAAGCTACAACTGATCTTGAAGCTAGAACTACTCTTAATCAAGAGTATGAAAATTTCAATAGTCAGTTAATAGATTTGGAGTTTATCTACAACTCTTATGAGATTGATAGAGTTAGTAAAGAGTTTGATTTTGTTGCTCATTTTCTGAACACAGATTTTGCAATTTATCAGATATTTTTACCCTCTGGAAAGCTCTACAAAGGAAATAATTTCGTATATTTATCCTCTGCTTTTCTCAAGGGAGAATTAGAGTATGATACTGAAATTCCTGATGCTCCCAAAGAAATTATTAGAGTACCTGAAGACATTATTGAGAAAATCAAGACTGTTTACAAGACTAGAATAATACCTCTATTTGGTGAGTATAATGAGAAGGGAGAAAAAGTTTCTAAAGGGTTGATTAAGTTCTTGGAAATCAAGGACAATCCTACTGGAGTTAGAAACTATCTCTTAGAGTATGCTAAGGAGAATGGTGAGTTTCTCTACAAACAAACAGAAAAGAATGGTCAAGTATTTACAAGGATGATTGGGTATAAACCCCATAATCCTAAGAAATATGTCATCATTATTACTGACCATTTGAGAAAGCTACTTCCTGAGAGAGGTTTCAAAATGAAAGAAACTGTAGATAAATTCTCAGAGTATGCTGTAGAATTTAGGAACACTTGCAATTTCACTTTTGTGCACATTATCCACCTTAATAGGGCACTTAGTGACATTGGAAGAAGACAATTTGATGATGACAGACTGTTTCCACAGTCTGATGACATCAAAGAAACTGGGAATTTAAGTGAGGATAGCAATTACATCTTTACTATGTTTAACCCTAATGATGACAAGTTCAACTTGACTAAGCATTTTGGTAAGACAATAAGAAGAACTGACAAGTCACTTTTATACCCTTTTATGAGAACTATCCATCTTGTAGAATCTAGACATTGTGTTTGTCCTCAACACTTTAGAGTCAACATGTATGGTGATGTTAAGAAATTTGAACCTTTAACAATTTAAGTAAATGGCAAAAGTGCTATGTTTGGCCCAGAGTGGCTTTGGTAAATCCACAAGTATTGGTAATATCCCTGAATTGGGATTGAAAGGTTTAAACCCTGCAGAAACTTTTATTGTTTCAGTTACTTCTAAACCTCTTCCTTTCAAAGGAAGTGCAACCTCATTCCCTATGTGTCAACCTGGGGATCTAAAATCAGGTAGAAGAATTGTAACTGACAATGCAAAAGCTGTAGAAGAGATTCTAACTGCTTTGGCAGCTAGTCCATACAAAAATATTGTAGTTGATGATTTCAATTACATTATGCAGAATTGGTACATGGCTAATGCCTTAGCTAAGGGTTGGGATGCTCCTAAGCAGATTGGTTTCTTTATGGGGAGAATCTTTGATGCCATAGAGAAGATTGACCTAGCAGGTAAAAACATTATTATCTTGGCTCATGGTGAGCCAGTACCTTCTCCAGATGGTAGAATTTATCTTAAGATGAAAACTACAGGAAAAATGGTAGATGAGTATGTAACTCCTGAAGGCAAATTTGATGTTACCTTGCTTGGTATCAGTAGATTTGACTCTACTGAAAAGAAAGTAGTAAAAGAGTTCTTAACCAATGAGAATGAGCAATATTCTTCAGCAAAATCTCCAATAGGAATGTTTGATAAACAATTTATTCCTAATGACTTAGGTTATATTACGGATAAAATTGCTGAGTATTATGGCTAGTTTACCTTGGTTTATAGTCCTTCTAATAGGCATTGTTGTTGGTGGCTTATTAGGAATAGTGGCTATTGCTTTAATAAAAAGCAATAAAGCTACTGAAAATCTCTGCCCAAGATGTTCTAATGAAACTGAAGAAGAAAGACAGTTGAAACAGGATTGGGTAGAACAACAAAAAGGGTACAATAATTAATTTCTAAATTGATATAACTATGTCAAATGCAATTGAGCAACAAGCTCCATTAAGAATCACAGTAAGTGAAGTAAAAAGTCTTTTAGACCAAGGTAAAAGCAGAAAAGAAATTGCTGAATACTATGGCAAATCTCAAGCAGAAATGCAGAGAATGGTTTGGAGTAGTCCAAAATTGAAAAATCTTAAAGCTAAGAAACAATACACAGGTGTTGAGCTTATAGATGATGAAGAAGATGCTCCTGTAGCTGAAGTGAATGACCAAATCACTGATGCAGTAACTCAAGCACCTGAAGCTGTACAAGCTTTTGAGAACCAAGAAGAAATGGGAACTCAAGCTGAAGAGGAAGCTCCTGTAGCTACTGATGCAGTAGAAGAAACTTGGAGATAAGAATTGTTTAATCATTAAAAAAGACTGATATGTCACAATTACAAGGATACGGATTTGTATCAGATTCAGATGAATCATTGAAAACCAAGAGTGGTGCTAAATTTGGTGGTAACTTTGGTGTTGCTTTCTTAACTAAATTTGCTTACAATGCAAATGTAGCTAAAGAAGGACAACCTGCTAGAGAAGCTATTGAATTAGAAGTAACTGTAGGAGAGAGAAGCTACAAAGAGTGGATCAACCCTGTAGACAGAGTAGTTGACAAAAACAATGTAGAGATTGCTGATAAAGCTTCTGCTGAGTACATTGCTGGGTTCAATACTCTTATTGTTCAACAAAATGCTACAGTAACTCACTACTTGAAAGCAGTAGGAGTTACAGAAGATGCTCTTAGAGCTGCATTTGCAACAGCTCCAGTTAGCTTTGCAGATTATGCAACAAGAATTTGTGCATTATTACCTATTGGTTATGACAAAAAACCATTAGATTTGTTTCTTGAGTACCAATGGAACTTTGGTAAAAAGCAAGATGGATCTTTGCAAGATAAGACTTATCCAACTTTGCCAAAGAACATGAAGGGTGGTTACTTTATTGTACCTGCTCAACCTGGAGTATTTGTTGAGCAAAGAGCAGAAGATGGCAAATTAACTTATGTTAATTCTAATGGCCAAAAGCATCCTTTTGAAAGAGATGCTAACTTCATGTCTTCTAACAAAGGCACTCAACAAGTTATGGGTGGTCCTGCTGCAGCTTCTCCAATGGGAGCTATGGGTGCAGCTCCTGCTGGTGCTTGGTCTTAATCTAATCTAAACTAAATCCTCTTCTAAATGAGCTTATTTCAATATAATTCAGATAAACTTGATAGGAGAGGATTTATAAGTAAAGAAAGCATCTTGTCATTGGTCACACAAGAGGATATTTTTGAATTAGTGTTCAAGTATAAACCTGTTGAATTTGACTATGTTGTATCTCCTTTGAGAAATGATGATGTTGCAGGCTGTTGGTTTAGTTTACATGACAATGGAGTGCTATATTTTGTGGACTTTGGCAACAATAGAACCCACAGTGATTGCTTTAACATAGTACAAGACTACTTTAAATTTCCTAATTTCTATCTAACTTTAGAATTTATCTTTAACTCTCTAATCAGAGGCAAAGAAGAACTAAGGCCAATAGAAGCTAAGAAAGAGGTTCAAAAAGAAGCCAAAAAGAAAGTCAAACTCCTAATAGAAGCAAGACCATTTAATGCCCAAGATGGGCAATTTTGGTCACAATATGGTATATCCAAAAAGAATCTAATTGAAGACAAAGTTTTTCCTATCCATAGACTATATGCTTTGAATACTAAAACAGGGAGTCATGCTATTGAATGCAGAGATATTGCATACAGTTATACTGACTTTCCTGATTCAAGGAAGAAAATCTATTTTCCTTTAAGAGAAGGTAAGAAAAGGTTCATTACAAATTGCAGTCAAAATGATGTAGGTGGCATCAATTCTTTGACTCCTTGTGGAAGTGAATTGATTATTACTAAAGGCTATAAGGATTATAGAGTACTGAAGAATCATGGTAAAAATGTAGTCTGGTTTCAAAATGAGGGTATGATACCTAATGACAAAATTCTCAATCAGTTGGTTAAACATTTTGTTAATGTCATTGTATGGTTTGATAATGATCAACCCGGTATCACAGCTTCTGAGAAAGTTAAGAACCACATCAATACTATGTTTCCAGGTAAAGCAAAGAATCTATGGCTATCTGAAAAGGGTTTAGACTTTGGAATCAAAGATCCTTCAGATTGTATGGCTAAAGATACAGCCTATTTTAAGCAATTTCTTAAAACATTTACTGAATGAATTTCAATCATATTCATTATTCTTGGAAACCTATTCTGAGTGAATTCAATACAGATGCTTTCCTTTACTTTAAAAATGAAGTTTTACCAAAAGAAAAATACTACCCTGAAGCTGATAAAGTTTTCAGGGTTTTTTCTATGCCTGTGTCAGCTATTAAAATAGTAGTTATTGGCTCATGGAAACACCCTAATATCAGAGAAATAGAAAAGCAAGGCTTGTTCTGGCTACCTGTTTCTTTAACACAAGGTGTAGATGTGGACCACACAGAGTATTGGGAACCCTTCATTAAAAAGGTAGTGTATTTTATAGCCAGGAGTAATCCTACTCTTTGGCTATTACCTACTATAGAAGCACAAAAATTTGCAGCTAATCTACCTGTCAAATCTATATTTAATGTGCTGAGATATGATGATAGCACTATTCATCAAATTCCTATCAATGTAGATTACAATTATGTGTTCAAAGGCAAGTTTGTCAATACTGAGCATGTAAACATCCTCCTAGGGAAGCTAGGGAAAGAAACAATTAATTGGTAATTTAATCTAGAAAAATCATGAGTGAAGTACAAGCTCCGGTTACTACTGAAAGAGAAGTAACAATCTATGCCACTAGAGGTGGCCAAATGAAAAAAATTATGACATCTGTTAAAACTTGGGGAGATTTACAACCTTTAGTTAGAAGAGAAGGTTTTGATTTAAGTTCATTACTAGCTGCTGAGAATATCAACAAGACAGACCTTGTTAATGACTTAGCAGTATTACCTGAAGGTAACTTCAGACTGTTCTTGAGACCAAAG